CGCCATTGCGGGATTGAAGTCACGGCTGGTAAACGTCGCTGAAATGTTCAGCAAGTCTTCCAAACTGGCCGGACTATGGGCATACAACACTTCCGAAGGAATCACGTCAACATCGGCATCATTCAATTTCTTGATTGACGCAACGAGTTTCGCCAGGGTATTACCCGTAGCCGTGGTTTCCTTTTGTGCAGCAGGCAAAGGAACAAGCGTTGAGCCGTCCTCACCCTGAGCCGCACTACCACTGATCGCATTCGCCCAAGTCTGATCGAACCTTCGGTTGACAGCAAACGAAGCGGCAATCGCCAGTTCATTCGTGATGTTGTCAATAGTCTCAAGCTGATCTTCCTCGTCAACAGGTCGCGCCCACACGTAGTTCACCTTAAAGGCTCCCCTGCGTGAATGCTCCGAGTTGATCCACTGCGTATCGCCGTTGCGAACGCTCTGCACTACCATGTCGGCACCACTGATCCGGTCAAAGTACTTGACCTTACCAGTCAGATTGGTCGCCATACGACACCACGGAGCAAACTTCGCCGTCTTCTGTTGAGTCAGATGATGGACGTTATCCGAGAATGCCTGTATGCGCCAAGTTTCGATTGTATCAGGCATGATGTTTGCCTTCTATTCCTCTACTTCGGACCCACTACAGCGTGCAATTATCCTGCGTCAGGGTTGCACTCGCCTCTATCGTGGACTCTACGGTAGACCTCTCTCTACAGTCTCACGGAGCCGTTAGGCTTACCCGTTTTGTTCAGCATACACGATTTTCCGTAACTGACGCACGTATTCTGATACCGCACCGTGGTTTGGATCAGACTCATGGTGATACGGATTCTTTGTGTCTGCTAAAATAGCATCGACCTTCGACTTTGCAGCTTCCTTCGTTAACATGATGGGAGGGGCTTCACCTTTTACAAACGAGTCTTCGTGTATGGCCTGTGCCACACCGTACATAGCATCGAAGAACACAGGGTCAGTGTGCAAGTTGTAGTCTTTAATCAACTGCACGAAGGCGTCACCACCGAACCTCTTAGCAGCCCTTGTTGCCATGACTGCGGCACGATCATACCCCTGACCGTACTTCGCTTTCAACTTCAGATCACCATTCGTCACGTCAGCCTGCATACCAGTTTCCATGTTGCGTGCCGTAGCAAGAACATCGTCTTCGTAAGCAGCAATAATAGCTTTTGCAGCCCTGTCTGTCACACCGTTATCGTAGAACACCTTATTGAAACCCTTGATACGTTCGCTGTATACTTCTTTGAACTTCTCGTCCTTCAGAGTATACGAATACTTCTCAGGTGTCTCAGGCCGTAATTTTGCATCAAAGGCTTCGTACTCTTCAGGCTTGGCGTCAGGACCAGGAATACGTACACTTGATCCAACAAGCTTGTGTGCCTCTACACCTGACTTGATTACGTCGCCTATGGTCTTTCCTTTGAATGAAGCAAAGTATGGTTCAGTTCGTAAGGCTTCTGGAACGTGTTGGGATAAATCGAACTTAGCATCGTACACAGCCGATTGGCTTCCGGCACCAGCCGATCCGCTATTGCCAGAACCGTCAGCAGCACCAGAATTACCATTAGCCCCTGCTTCTGAGTTTGATCCATTTGCGTTCCCTTCAGTACCCATATTCTATGCCTTCCTCCGTTTCCTCTGGTTTTTGTTCTTCAGGCAATCCGACCTTTACAATATACTTCAACTCTTTGATTAGGTCTGACTTACCGGCTTGGTAAGCCATAGCCAGAGGCGCGTTCACGTTTGCGCTCTGCACGATTGCTTGGAACTTGTGATAGTCGTACACTTCCTCCATCCACTCAAGTACAAGTGGACCTTCAGGATACGAGAACAAATTCTGAACCAACTGCACTATTGTCTTCGCGTCGTACTCCGTTGCCATCCTCCCTCCCTAATGGTTACGCTGTACCGGAACCCATTGTGCTTCTTGCCATACTCTCCTGCGCACTGCCCATGTTCTTCGCAGTCTCGCTGGCTGTCACAGAAGCTTCCAACTGCGCCTGTGCCTGTTGCGCCTGCTGATCTTGCTCACGTTGCGCTTCGACTTCTTCTGGATCAATAAGGTAACGCTTGTTCAGACCTGTCACTCTGGCACTGTCACGTGCCCACAGGTCAAGGTCGAAGTTATCCCACACGTTCGGCCTGACAGCAGCAAGGTTCGATACAACTCCCAACGTGTCACCCATAGACCGTAATTCGTCAGACCGCTGCGCTCTGGCAAGTGGTCCTTCAAACACCACGTCAACCTGTCCACCAACTTGCGCAAGGATTTCAGGTAACGGAAGGAACGCATTCCCTCTCAGCATGAGTGAGAACACGCGACCTAACATCGGCTCAAGAAACTCGTCTTGTATACGCCCAATCGACGGACCAAGAAGTTGATGCAAGAACTCCATACGCTGAATAACTTCTGTTGCCGTAGGTGGCGTCTTTGCAGCAGGAGCGAACTGAAGGATCTGCTCTGTAAAGAAGATTTGTCTGATCTGTAACTTCGATTCTTGTTCAGGAATGGCGTTGTGATCGAAACGCATACCTGTCTCGAATGGCTTGAGGGCACCATCCATGCGTACTCTGTTGATCGCACCAGGAACAATACGAGGCGTACCAATCACGCCGTCATCCAAAGCCAGGATAGGCGGATGAACAGACAAGGACCATTGACGCAACTTCAACTGACGCGCACGGTTCAATGTGGCAATCTCAGGCATCGCCAAATGACCACGGCCAAAGCCCCAGACTTCTTGGCTGGCCTTGTCCCATCGCGTAACCATGAACGGATTCTCGTGATAGAAGTTCTCCGCACACTGTTCCAGTTCACCGATGCCTGCGTTCGCAAAAGCCGTCATCGTATCACGTGACTGCATCCAGTACGTGCTTTCAAACTTCCCTTTAGTCCCAGGTCTAACGTCGTGCATGACCTGCACACGTTGCCACGGCTTGTCGGCAAATAGCTTGCGTGTCTGTTGAGAATACTCGCCCTTCGGAAAGCGTTCAAACATTCCCTTAATGGGAATTAGGAATTGCCTATTTGTGTAGCACAGCTTGCCTATGCCGTTCTCCTGAATGGTGTAGCTCCCCATAGGAACGGACTGGAAGAACAACCCTCGGAAGTCAGACTTCATGCTGTATGCCATGTCCATTTCTTCGACATAGCAATTACCTGTCCCGAACCCCACAATCTCTCTGATCGCCTCGGCACCAGCCGTCTTATAGTTACTGCTGTTGATCGCGTCAAACATTCTGTTCGACGTATCATCCATCCAGTACTGCACTTCAGGCAACAGAAAGATTTCAGGGTCACTGTGCTTCAACGAGAACCAACGAACGACGGCAGACGTAGCTGTACCAAGGATGAGGCTGATAAGTTTGTCCAGAGCATCAATACCCGTTGTATCGAATACCTTGGTCGTCTTACGCGCACCTTCAAAGCCACGTGTCGTAATGTTAGACAGATTGGGCATCAAGTATTCTGCAATACGTTGACACTCTGCCATCACTACGCTTCGCTGCATTGTTAATTCACGCTGTTCATTGATAAGAAATTTTGCGTCAATCATAGGGCCTTATTTATCTAGTGGCAAGAAGAACTTCACCACCTAACGTCATGTCACGGACTGATGCACCCATAGAAGTCGTGCGAATCAGACGGTTCTGGTTTGCTATGATCTGGCGCTTCCGGCGTTCTGCTGTACGGGCACGAATAGGTTCGGCAGCGTTGAACGCATTGGTTTGTCGCTGCACATTCCCTTGTGAGATAATGTTGTTGAGTGACCTAGACCCTTGCGTTCCCGTTGCTTGACCAGGCGCGACTGGTAAACCAGAGCTATCTACGGCTACAGGGTTAAGTAGGTTCAGCAAATCTTGCATTGTCATGGGACGTACCTCGTGTTAAAATTCTTCGTCGTCTACACCGTAATTAGAAAACTCATTAAAGTCTGTCTCGTAAGATTGCTTAGGCGTTTCGTTATGGAACTCATCAAAGTCTGTGACGGCTTGTGCGCCTGACGTTGTGACACCAAGGAAACGTCGGACAGCCACGCAGCCATAACAGAAGGCTGTGCCTCCGTGCGAATTCTCGTCGTGAACTTCCTCTACACTGAATTCCCGTAGGTCTTCGTTGTATTTGCGCCGATACCCCAGGAGGGCTTTCCATCCTGGCCTTGTCGTTATCTCGTTGAAGAGACTGATCGGAAACACTCGGCGTGCCAAGTCAATACGATCAGAAATCAGCAACTTCGGCAGGGCATGGAAATGCAGCCCTAGCTTCGTTGCAGCCATAATGCGCGTGTAGCCCGTTGACTGATCTATAGTGCCAATGTCGAACGGCGCAAAGTGTTCGGCGTAGATGTAGGGCTTGGCACGGACCATCTTGATAAATTCAGGAATGGCTCCGCTGTCTAGTTGGTTACAGTCGATCCATCTCACCATCCCACGATGAACTTGAAAGAACCACGTAAAGAATCGCAGGCCCACTCCCAGGTCGCTGACAGTATAGACCGGCTCATCCGGCATATACGGAAAGATACCTAATCGTTTTGGCTCCACAGTCTCAGCCGCAATCAACTGATCGCTGAAGAACGAACCGGCCTGTAATCCGCTGAAGCTTGTATAGAACTCTTGCTGAACAGTCTCCTCAAGCATGCCTGAGCGCCGTTCGTAGTCGATCATTTCGT